CCTTGGCGCGGGCCGTTCCCCGACCGATGAGTTTTCTAGAGATAAATAATGCGTGACACAGTTTATTTTACACTACCGAGCCGAAATGCTCCCTTCTCCTTTTTCTTTAGAAAGGCAAATCGTCTTTTTGTTCCCCAAAATCCACTGGCGGTTGAGGTATGGCAGTTTGTACGGGTGCCGCGGTGGATGATGCCCCCTGATAATAAGTTTGGGGCTGTTGCGCTGCGGTAGGCTGTCCTGGATTACGGAGTGTTGCTTTCCAGCAAGTAATGGAGTTAAACCATTTTCCTTGCCATTCATTCGCATTAATATCTATTTCAATATCAACGTCTTGCCCGACTGCTAATCCAAAATTCTGAATATTGCTATTCATTACTGAAAAAGCGACTTTTTTAGGGTATTGGCCGGGAATTTCCAAAACGAAATCTTGTCTTTGCCAGTTGTTACCATTTTTTGAGACACCCGATTGTATCGGTTGTGCCACAATAATTTTTCCTTCTAATTTCATTGTTCGCTTATAAATAGTTAAACACTATATGCCCGGCCTTTTCAAGTTTACGGGCATAATCTAACATTCTTTCTTTAGTGCTGAAACTTTCATCATTCCACCAAATGCCAAATCTTTTAATCTGACACTGATAGCGTTTGTCTCCTAATAGATTCTCGGATATTCCTATACGATATTTTGCCATTTTTATTCATCATCCCCAGCCGGATTTAACTTGTCTGACTCATTGATTGCGCGGCTGATAATATCACAATCAGTAAGTTTTCGTTGTATGATAGCCATCCCCCTTTTGCAATTATCACTTTGATTGAGGTCACAATACCCTCCCTTATATAAAATATCAGAAAGTTCGTCCAATACTTTAAGTGTGTCAGTGAGCCGGAGATATGTTATTCCGGTTACTTCTTTGTTGTATGGACGGACTTCTTCTATCCGTTTGTCAAGGGATAGACAAGCAAGCTCTGCCATACATCTTGTAAGTTCTACTTTGGCAAGTAAGGCACTGTTTTCAATCCGGCATTTGTCAAATTCCAGTTTAATGGAGTATTCCATTTTAAGCAGATCAGGTTGTACTTCATCTGCAATATACTGGTTAGCATCAGCCATGAAAAAAGCCCGGTGTCCAGCTATTTTATTGATTTTCTTTTCATATTGAAGCATCAACTGTTCCAGTTTATTTCCTTGCTGCTTTACGCGGAAACGACAAAGCCTTGATTTACGTAATTCACTTAACATTTCTACAATTAAGGAACAAACTATGTCATTGGTGAACAATATGTTATATATTGCTGCCAGTGTGATATTTTCAGCTTTTAACTTCTTGTCTTTTATATCACCTATTTTTCTTTCCATAAGTTCATGAAATCTTTATAGACACATGGTAGTGCAAAGATAAGGACAAACGTCTCAACAATCAACTTTATTAATTGTCCGGTTCCTATATCAATCCATTCTGTTTTTATTATAATTCATTTTGGCTTCAATGAGTGAATCAATGTCACATTTGAAATGATGTAGTGTACTTAGGGCAACAATGATTACATCTGCCAGTTCTTCTTCTACATCTAAATACTCTTTAATATGTGGAGATTTCTCACCCGTACACTCAAAGACTTCGGCAACTTCTTCAAGCAGATCGCGGTGAAGATTGTTGTTGCTATCATTGTCGGGATCAATCTTTCCACGTCTTACGGCACATTCATAAGCTTTCTGCGCGATCTCATTTAATTTTCCCATTATCAATATGTTTTATCCAGTTATTATCTTTCTCCAAAAACCATTGCCAGCCATTTTAGGGCTTGATTTTTCGTTTTATATACCGGCGAACTGTGGCATAATTCAGATTTAGCTTTTGGGCGGCTTGGGTTATTGAATCGAATCTATACCATTTGCCTTCGGGAGTGATTGCGATACACGCAAAGGCATGGGCGTTTCCATTAGACCAATATCTATGTCCTTTCAAAGCCTCGCTGTGTCTTTTTCTTATTTCAACAGCTCTCTCTTTGCCATAGTATTCTTCATAGGTTTTTCCTCTTAATCCGTGGTGATAGCCTTTATTGAAAACATTATGTCCGTTGACAACCCGTGTGACCGGTATTTCAGGGTCTAATCTTAATTCCATATTATTCCTTATTTTTGTAATTATCTCTTCTCATTTGGTGATAGCGATAGTACATGGATAAGTCGAGTTTACGAATGAAATTATCATCCGCTTTCATGTCAGAAACTTTTTGGGCAGGCTTGACTACCTCAAAGAAAATTCTCTTTACCGCATACCTTCCCTTTTCAAGAGAATAACATTGCACTGATCCTTCATAAGCATAAATAAGCCCGGCAAAATCAGGGACTTCATCGGGCTTTATCAAACTTTTTGGTACTATATAATAAAAATAATTGGTACGTTGGCCGGAAGTGACAACATCAAACTTGTTCTTGCCATATTTATCACTTTTCTTTTTATCCTTATGGAAATCACATCTGCTTACTTTTACTTCATATTCATAAGTCAGGCGTGACCGGGTAACTTCCAATAAGTCAGCTTCCCATTTCCCGACAAAAATATTGGGAAAGATGCGGTTTCCTTTTTTATCACGAAAAACATGATCGCAAAAGCCTTGTATAATATCAAGTGTTTTCATTTGATCTTTCCATGTTCCTTATCCAGTTCATACTCAAAAAATCCTTTTGCCTTATCATAAAGTCCGTCCTTTATATCAGAGAAATACATAGCGGCATTAAAGGCTTTCAATGCTGCCACACGAGCTTTCTTCTTATAATAGTCTGCCCGTTTGATCGTATTTTCTTCTTTTCTACGTTCTTGCTGTTCCAAATATCGGTCAACCGCTTCTCGTCCCCAACGGAACATGTCTTCTTTGTCGGCAAAGGTGGCAGATTCTTCACGGATCAGCCTTTTCTCCGAGGAAATGACATAAGCTGATATTCCTTTGTATCTACGAATGGAAACGGCTATGTCGAAACCTTTATAATTTTGCTGTTCAACATAGCCGCCAAGAGTATATGGGAAGTCTGTCTTTTCTATCATACAGCTTTGATATTGATTAGTGGCACAATTGTATCAATAATTTCTACCGTAGGTTCTATAAGCTCTTTTATTTCCTGAACATTTTTGTATGCCATAGGACTTTCATCCAATGTCCCTTCACATACGGAAGTGGAATACACTTTGCTCATTTGGGTTTTGAATGCGTCCATTGATAATCTTTCTTTAGCTTCGGAACGGGAGTATAAGCGTCCTGCACCATGTGGTGCAGAATAGTTCCAGTCTTTGTTTCCCTTACCACGACAAAGAAGAATACCGTCTGCCATATTCATAGGAATCACAACGTAATCATTGGCGTATGCGGCAATAGCCCCTTTACGGATTATCATATCATCAAAGCTGATATAGTTATGGACTGTCTCAACGGATATTGTAGCGTTCCAGCTCAAAGTTCTGATTATACGCTGTATAATCAACTTGCGGTTGAATGCGGCATATCCTTGTGCGATCACCATGTCACATAAATAGTGGAGCATTGCTTCATTTGTGAGATACCCGGAATATTCGGCAAATTTTTCCTTCAAACGTAGTATTTCAGTTTGCATGAATTGTGGCTCAACAGTGGACTTCAAGCGTTGAATTTCATTAGAAAAAGCCTTTTTATCAAATTTTGCTATTTCTGCATGGTATTTACAGACCTTCACACCAAAGTTGCGCGATCCGGTATGTATTGTAAGAAATATATTATTGGTTGACTCGGCACGCCCCAGTTCTATAAAGTGGTTTCCACCTCCCAATGTACCTAAAGAGTTGTAGAATGTGCCTTCATTTATCCCCACCTTCTTACAAAGTTGTGATACATATTCTTCATTAATAACTGGTTTGGTTAGTTGGTATTTAGAGCAGAACTGATCCATTCTGATAGATAAGAAGGTAAACAAATCTTCCTTTTCTTGTTTGGATAAGGGTTGTTGGTTAATCTCAAATCCCATAGGTATGATGGAACGGATTGCATGATTAATGTCCGGGAAAGACTCTTCTGTTATTGCATTTTCAATTTCTACACACAACATTCCACAACCAATATCCACTCCGATATGATTGGGGTTGACACGATCTGTAACTGGCATGGTGAATCCAATCACTATATCTACTCCCTGATGGGTATCAGGCATAATACGAACCGGAACACCAGTCGTAACCGGATTGTTCAAAATGTTTTGTATCGTTCCAATAGCTTCATTTTCTATTGCATTTGTAAATATTTTACAATCTTTGCCGAATTTTCCTTGTAATTCAATCATAATCAAATCTTTTCGTTAAGTTTTTCAAGAAGTTCATTCGCACAGTTCTTTGCGTATTCTTCATCTTCATCATGAAAGGACTTGACTGTTATCCAAATCCCTGCAAATTTAACTTGTACTTTGTAATCAAGAAGGAGGTATTTCTCTCTGTTTCCGCTGCAATTATCTTCTACGAAGGTAGTCGTTTTATTGATTCTGTACTGTTTCATCATTATTTATTTCTTTAGAGTGGCAATTTCTATCAAGTATCTTAATGCACTGTTTAATTCCAGTATCAAATCCTTCTTTATAGCCTTTGGTATGCTCACCTAAAACATATATAGTCATTGACAGCCAAAATAGAAGTATGCCAACGGATTTATACCAGCATGGTAAAGATACAGAAAAGGGTTTTAAGGTGATAGAGAAATCACCGATCCACAGAAGACCGGCAATGAGCATGAGTAAATATAAGACTTTCATCATTTATCATTGTTAAGTTCAACATATTTGCCTTGTAAAGAGCAGTTCCTTAAAATTTCGGCATTTTCCCGGCCAAATGCAATAAGAACACTACCGCAACCGGGGCTGTCCCCACGTGTTCCATCGGGACGGAAGAATTTTATTCGATTCCTCAAAAACATCATACCGGTTGCTTTCGTGAAGATGATGTCTTGAAACTTATTGCTGTCACACCGGTTAAAAAGTAGTGCTATACCGTTGCCGTGTTCTGCCAATTTCTCTACAAACTGCCATATAAGCGGTTTGGAGTACGGAGGGTTAAGCCAAATTCGCCCCCCCCAATTTTGTATAAGACCATTGTCCTGCTTGTTGTACATGATTTTTGCGGTAGGCCAAAGAGGGTGCATGGGAGCACATGGATCAAGGTCAAATTCACCTAATGCTTCAATGATTTCTCGTGGTGTGTACCATTCATCGGAAGCGTTTGCAGATCGTTCAAAAGATGTATTCATGTATTACTTACATTTAGGATTTTACGAATTTCTATATGATCGCAATTTTCATCAGCCTTTTTCAGAATATAAGCAATTTCTTCTTCCTTACTCATGTTCTGTGGACGTTTCGTTGCTTCTGCTCTCAATTCAGAAATAATTTTATCTACTTCGGGATTAGGAGTTTCATATAATTTTTTAAATTCAGCGGCTCTACGTTTAATAAGTCGCTCTGTCTTTTTGTTTAATTTCATCTCACAATATTTTAAAGTATTCCTTACATAAAAAACCTTTTCTTGGTGAAAAGTCTTTGAAGTCGCAACTCATGTATATTTCCTTCCTATCAGCCCAATGTGCCATGTCTTTCTGCCACTGTGGAATAATTTGGTGTGGATTGTTCAGATCACGAAAGGGTTGACAATGTGGAAGAAAACGGCGGCTTTTAGATTTCCAGTAGTTGACGCGCGCAAACGATTCTTCAAAGTCCATAAGGATGCAATACAAGAAATATTCCCCTTTATATCCATACTTGTCTATTAAAGCGGAAGCACGTTCAACTTCTGCAATCTGTCCCGGTGTATCGCATCCAAAGCGAATACGTTTAATCCATTTTACTTTTGCAAGTAGCCGAGCGATTTCATCCGTGATTAAACGAGCATCCAGTCCTTGATTAAAATCCACTTTGATACCCAGTTTGATGATTTTCTCTATTTGCTGCAAGCCATAGTTTGAGGCCAGTATATTATTATCCATAAGGATAGCTTTCTTCCGTCCGGCTGTTATTTCCTCAATATCCATATAAGGTGAGATTTTTCCTTCTTTTTTAGGAACAACACACCATTTACACCGATTGGGACACCCACGTGTCAGAAATCCATAGGACAAATTGGAGTCAATATTGTAGATCGAGTAATCAGGTTGAAGACGATCAACCTCAATTGGAAGAACTTTTTCAATATCATATCCAGTACCACCTTTTTCTATTTGGTTAGCATTGATATAATAGTTATAGTCGGGTGTGAAAGTGAAAACTTTAGCTGCATATACTTTATCATATTTACATAGTGGATTATACCATTCCACTTGATCGCCTCTTGCTTTGTGGTAAGCACTGATCTTCATAAGTGCTAAATTGGGGAAATTGCTATCAACGGCTAAAATTCCAATATTCATTATTCTTCAAATTTAGGTTTTGGCATCCATGCTATCGGTTCCCATGACGGAGGTATGCTACTCATTGAAGAGTAAATTGGGTTACCTTTGTACGTATCATAGATATAACCATCCATGCAAAACCATACATTGTTGCTATATGTACCGTTAAAAATCGCACCATGTTTACATAGAATGATGATGTCTTCATTTTCATCCGGCAACCGTTCTTTCACTGATACCCACGGAAGTTGTTTTGTCTGCCATCTGGCTCCTTCTTTAAATCCTATTCTAAAACAAGTTATTTTATCCCAGTCAGGATGTACGCCTCCAATTTCATTTACGGCTTCTTCTAATGTCTGCTTCATATTCTATGAATTTAGAATTTAAAATTATTCCATACACTTACGGTATTTAAAATCATAGGTCACATGACCTAAGGCACGGAGAATGCCTACGACATCTTGTTGAAAAGGATTTCCCCGACTATTTGCTACATGATTTTTTGCCATTTTATTTTTAATGCGTATATTTGAACCTCATTTGCAATGTCGCAAATGATTAATTTTTTTAATTATGAAAAATTTAATTAGAAAAAGCATTCTATAGCTTTACTACCGTACGGCTATGGCAATGCTTAAAATTGAATAGACGGTAGGTTGGGACTTTGTGCTAAACTGTGTTGATCTTTTGTAGTGGTTGATTGAAAAAATTATTTAGTACAGCTAAGTCCTTAAT